TTCTTTTTTACGAATATCAGCCTTATTTCTCTTTGCCCACTTTAAAGCCTCAGGCCATACTTCTGGATGAATCTTTATATAACCATCATAGAGATTACTACCAGGCATACTCTGAGAATTCCAGAGTCTTTCTATATTGATGGGATCAGGAACATCTTTTGTAGCTAAATCAGTAAAAAGTTTCTTTACTATATTAGCAGTTGTCCTCCCAAAGATACCTTTACCCATAGTATCAATCTCTTTTTTAGATTGAGGAACCATGTCAAAGGCTTCTGTGAGAAATTCACTGTATGATTTCATATAAACTCCACAAAGGTTTATAATATTTATATCTTCTTATACCTTGAAATCTTTGAACCTGTCAATGATTTCTTCTTCATTCTGACCGGTATCTACTAAATCTTCCTGTGCGGACTGTGTGACATCATATAATTTCATCTTTGCTCTGTCTATACCAATGACAAATCGTTTATTCATTGTTGGGTCATTGTATCTATTCTTCAACTGTTTGACTAACATCTGGTTTAGTTTCTCCAACTCCTCTGTCGATATCAACGCAAACATCAAATCTGCTGTTGCTGGCAACCCAAACGACTCTGAGGTATCTTCTAAACCAATGTCCGTTGATACAAACCCCGTTCTGGTTGTCTGTGTTGCTGATAGTATCGGCAGATTGAACTCTACTGCAAGTCCTCTCAACTCCTCTGCAATACTCTTGATATAAGAATATGAGTTTATACTTGCTCCCATCTTGAAACGACTAGAGGAACAGATATTCAAATAATCTATAATCAAAATATCTGGTCTAAAATCTTTCTTTATGATAAGTTCATTCAACAACGCACGAAAGTGCCCTGTGTGTGCTGATGCAGTTGGATACTCTTTGACTATCAACTTACCCTTTGTCTTTTTTTCTATTCGTTTGATTTTGTCATCAAACATTTTCTTTGGTAATGCTTCAAGGTCTTCCAAACTGATATTCATCAGGTTGGCATCTATTCTCTCTGCTATCTTTTTATCTGCCATTTCCAAAGTAATGTATAATACATTTCTACCCTGTAACAATGTAGATGCTGCTACATGACACATGAATAATGATTTACCCACACCTGTGCCCGCAAGACAAATATTCAATGTCTTGTTAGGCATACCGCCTTTGGTTATCTTATTAAAGAAATCTAAATCGAATGGTATTTTTTCTTCGACTGTATGATAGAACTCATAACGGTCGGAGGACTGTTCGATATAGTCATGTCCAATATGACTATCAAACGATACGCCTAACGCATCTGACAGAATGCCCGGAATGACCTCTGGCGTTTCATCTGTCTTACCATCAATAATTTGAATGCCTTTGAATATAGCATTATAAATGGCCTTATCCTTACACCATTTTTCTGTTTCGTTTACTGCCCATTCAAAATCGACCTCTGTCTTTTTTATATGGGTATCAATATATTCTTTGACCCGGCCATACTGTTCTTCTGTCAAAGCAACCTTTTGAACATCAATCAATAATGCTTCAACTACTGGTGGGTCATTATATTTTTTTATATATTCATTTATCGTTGTGAATATTGTTTTCTCTATAAAATCTGAAAAATATTCTGGTTGAATAAACGGAATAACCTTTCGGACATATTCCTCATTCTGTAGTAGATTGTTCAGTATCGTTGTTTCTATTCTCATTATTTAACCTATAACTTCCGTGTTGCACACTTTCATACATAAGGGTCATAAAGATTTCACCAAGAAAATCTTTAAACTCGTTATCAAAAATATTCCTATCATTAGGATTATACAGTACTTCGTAGTCAAAGTCAATAGGAATCTTATCAACGGTATCAAGGTCTAATGATTCCCCAAACTCATCTGTAAGTTTAAGTTTCCCATCTTTAAATATAAAGACGATATTATCATACTCGCCTTCATTTATCATTATGGCACTTTCATTAGTTTCTTTATGATTTACAAATTCAAACATAATGTAAATACGAATGGACAAAATATTTCGGACCCGATACTGGTTTTCTACCAGCATGTAGCCAAGGCCACATTGGGGGAAATATTACCATTCGCCCTGCTTTTGGTTTTACCTTTAGCGGCAAATATGTTCCCGACTTATACATCTGCGGAAACTCTGTTTCACCACCTTCTTCAACATCATTCAAATAGATAAGAAAATTTAAAAATCTCTTATGGCAACCTCCGACTGAGTTAGAATCAACATGGTCATCAAATCTATCATAATCATTAGGAAGATATCGTTTCATTCTTATAGCCTCATAACCATATTCTTTCGGCCACATTAGACCCTCGACAATATTACATTCCTTTTTGTAAATATTAACAAAATATAACATCGCCTTGATAATCTTTTCTCGTATACCCGTCCAACTGTCATGGTTATACATATTAATTTGTTTGAAACAATATACTAAATCAGAATTTGTTTCGTGTATATCTTCATATTCATGCTCAGATTTATCAAACTTGTCTATAAGAAATAAACAAGATTCTTCATCTAAAACATGACTGTATGTGCGAATATAATTATCCATAAGTAAATTCTTCTTTAGCAGCCTCGTTAAGTTTTGTCATAACTTCTTCTGTAAAATACTTCTCTGGATCGTTATTTATAGTTTTCCCAAATGTTTTTGTTCCATCAGGCAACTCTATACGAGTCGATACCGATTTAAAAATATCGTATTTGACAGCGAGTTCCAACAAACCATAGTATCTGTCCAAACCCTTTGTGTAAGATAGTTTTACATCAACCATTTTATTCTCACGGGACTGCCGTGATTTATATGTCTTACAATGAATTATATTCCCAACTACTTCGGTCCCTTCTTTATCTTTTTTCTTTGAAAGATAGATAATAGTAGATGCCGCATACTTGAGTCCACTGCCGCCGCCCATTTCTTTCTGTGGGAACATTGAACCAATAACATCGTAGGTGTGATTTGTTATGACCATAGGAACTTTCAGTTTACCTAGTTTGAGTGTAAGCACACGAAAAGTCGATTTGACTATCTGTGCCCGGGTCATATCCCGTGTCTCTTTACCAGCGTCTGTATCTTCTAACTCTTTGGTTGTTGATAACATACCAAGTGAGTCAAGACAAATCAACAAAGGTTTCCCTTCGCCTTCTTCTTCATAAGCAGCCAGTATTTGTAATGCTTGGAGACGAAACTCCTGCACTGTAACGACTGGCAGAATAGCCATTCGGGTTGAGTCGATACCCCGACTCTCAATCATATCCTTTGTGATAGCCGACTCTGACTCAAAGAATACTACATTAGCATCTGGATTCGCTTCCAGAAAAGTTTTACAAACCCCTAAGACGAAAAAGGTTTTTCCGGTCGCACTTTCGCCTGCAATCGCAGTAATCTTGTTTCCAGGAATACCACCATAAATCGAGCCGCACGATAAAGCATTGAAAATGTAACTACCAGTATCCACATAAGTGTCAGTATCACTGGCATCAATACCATCAGCCACAATGGTGGCGTAGTCGTTTTTCGTTTGTTTAATTGCATTTTTCAAAAACCCTGTCATTTATTTCTCCCTTTTCATTCTCTGCATATCCGATGCAGTATTCAATAATATTATCTTTATAAGTATACAACATTTTTTTCACTTCGTCAATAGATTCACTAGGAAGATGTATAGTTTTTTTTCCCTGCCTCGTCCATATAGTAAGCATCATAGTTTAGAAAATACCTTTTCATATACTGATTCGGCAATTGCCTTCATCATTAGTGAAGGTACCATTCTACCACATCTTTCTGCTTGTTGATTGAATGTACCTGTCAACCTAAAGTCATCAGGTAAACTTGTAATACGCTTCAGTTCCTTGATGGTAAATTTTCTATCTTCGTTCCAATGTACCGCACCACCTGTAGTCATTGCAGAACCCATAGCTGTAATAGTGGGGGCAGGAACTAAAGCAGAAGTTTTCTTACAACTAAAATGTAAATTCTTTTTTCCTATTTGCTCTCCACTTATAACCTTATCGGGATTTTGTGGAAACTTATATCCGGTCTTTTTATGAAAAGCTGTTTTGACCCATTTCTCAGTAAGTAGAGTCACTTCATCTTGGTCAAGTTCCAGATTTTCCATAGCAGCTGCAAGAGGAATAATCTCTTTATTCTCTGATGGAAATACACTGTGAATATTCATAAAAGACATTCCAACTTTGGCCGTGATATCTTTTCTCAAAGCAATGAAGATAGTCCTAGTCCTCGACTGTGCAACACCAAAATGTTTTGCATTGAGAACTTTAGAACAAACATCATAACCGATATTGTCAAACTCGTTTATAATACGATGATAGTATTCCTTTGCCTCACCAATAGTAAGACCTTTGACATTTTCACCGATAATAACTTTTGGTTGAATATCTTTGGCTACTCGTAGAAACTCGAAAAACAAATCTTCAATGTTTTCTACATCTTGCTCATCGGAATAGTGTTTACTCTTTCCATATCCAGCCTTATGACTTCCGCCGTGATGTGTAAAGCCGCGTCCCGCAATACTAAATGCTGAACAAGGTGGAGACCCATCTAATAGGTCTAACTCCCCTACAGCCACTCCAGCGACCTCTAGAATGTCCGCTCCTGATAACTTCTTTATATCATCGGGGATAATAGGGGTACTAGGATAGTTGGACGAATAAGTATTTCGTGCTTCTTCAACGAATTCGTTGATTGCAAGTATCTTACCTCCCGCCAAACGATATCCTGTAGATGATCCGCCGCCTCCGGCGAATGTCGATATCACCGTGAATAATTCTTTTGCTTCACCTTGGTGAACATCCTGCATTGTGTATGGTGTATACTTCATCCAAATAAGTTCTCTAGTGTAATCTGTGTGCCGTAACTTCTATCTATATTCCAACCGATACTGTCCAAAATAAATATCAACGGTTCAACAAAACTCTTGTCAAACATAATGTCGTAATCAATAGTTTCTTTCAAGTCAAACTCCCTTGGTAGTTTGGTCATAAAACTAATGACATTGGACTGTAAAATATTTGGTTTTCTCAGTTGTAAAAACTTTATCTTATCGCCTTCTTGTATAAACGGAAACTTATGTGACAACTTGTTCCTATCTAACAAATGGTTATACAACAAGGCACCCTTGACGTGCATCGGCGTTCCCTTTTTGAAAACGCTTGACTTATCACTCCATTTCTTCACTCCGTTACATGACCTTGGATATGCAATAACTTCTGGGTCCATATTCATAAAGTCCTTACGGAAATCTTGTATAAACTTATTCAACTCTATTTCATCACTGTTGATGATAACTCGTAATGCTTCTTTGATTTTATCTCGGCAAGGTTCTGGAGTCGATGACTTCACTGCCTCTATGCCCATTATCTTTAGTTTAGGTTCTTTATACCTGACACCCTCACTATCATGCACATTGAGGATGTATCTTTTC